CGCCGGAGCAGTTAATACCGGTAGTGGTGGCGGCGGTAGCGGTCAAATTGGCAATGGTGCTTCGGGTGGCTCTGGTGTTGTTATATTGAGAACTCCGGACTCTGTGGCAGCAGCCGCAAGTACAACTGGGTTGGCTGCCGGGTATCCAGTTGTTAGTGGTGGCTATAGAATTTACAAATGGACCACAGTTGGTTCCGGGTCAATTACATTCTAATAACTATCTTACCTACAAAGAAAAAGGCTTCCTAGGAAGCCTTTTTTACGATTTAATTGACACAAATTGATTCTTATAGTATAATACACTATACACACAAATTGGAGTTAGTTATGATGGAATATGATGTGGATGCTGACAATCCAAAAATTAAAAAGTTTTTAGACAGTTTGATGCCATCGTTTATTACGCAGTTGGGACTTACTAACAGCAAACGAGCAGTTCTAGTAAAAGTTACTAAAGACTTGGATGATGATTTCCAAGGTGCTACTATGAACATAGAAGTAGCAGACTGTATGATGGTGTTACTCAAAGCACCAAAACGAGTTACTCCTATATCAATGATGGAAATGGCCACCACACTGGCACACGAAATGGTTCACGTTAAACAGTTGGCCAAAGGGCAAATGAGATTCCTGCCAAATGAAGCACGAATTTGGAAAGGTAAAAAGTATACCAAAAAAACAAAGTATTTGGATATGCCATGGGAATTGGATGCGTTTTCAAAACAAGAAATCCTGCTACGTCGTGCAATTGACACAAAATAGAAGTTAGTGTATAATTACATTTTTACTAGGAGTAAGCATGGCTACTAAAAAAGCAGTTAAACAAGTACACACAGATAAATTGGCATGGCGCTACGAGCCTCCAGCCAAAACAGTTGTCTATAGAGAAGTAGATGTTAAGTATGTCGGCGAAGAACCCACTTACCCCAGTGTAGAAGAACAACAAGCCTGGACCGACAGTGAGTACAAGACACAGGTAATGCGTACACTTAATTGGTATGCCCATACACAAGACAAAAAGAAAAGCGCAGAATGGCTAAGCCTATTCCTTGCACGAAATCCACGTCGCCAAAAAGTAGCAGACGCAGTTAAACGTGGCGACATTTGGCCAGGCTCCACAGTAGGCTTTGCACTAAGAGCAGGTCGTGTTGGTCTGTCTCTCCGTTTTGGCACACTACGTACATTGGTTAAACAACTTAAACAAGCAGAAGTTGGCATTGATACATCCAATCAAGTAGTAGAAGAAGTTAAAGAAGACAAGCCCAAGTTCAACATCCAAGAACGTATGGCAGAAAAGACAGCAGAGTTCTTGGGTGAACTCGAAGGTCGCTTTGACGACTTTACCGCAGAACTCAAAGGCGACCCTAAACTTAGTTAGCTGATGACACAGATGAACGTGCCATCAGTACAAGTTAAAACGGTACAAGAGTTCATTAATAAAAAGATTGCAGAGTATGAGGACATCAATGCCAGCAAAGATCCACAGGTATTAGAAGCATACAAGCATTTGGGCAAGCGTCAGATTACTGCAATGATCAAATGGTGGACGCAGGCTCTAACAGATGCCAACAGCTACAATGTTGTTAAGAAAGCTGCCAAAGCTCCACGTAAAAAGAAAGCAGTACTGCCAGAAAAGGTAGTAGCCAAGTTGAAATTCCAAAAAGAGTTTAAAGAGCTGACTCTCAAAAGTGTAGAGCCAACTGCAATTCTTACAGCGCAAGAGCTATGGGTTTATAATACAAAGACACGCAAGTTGGGTATCTATATTGCAGACCAATATGCAGGTACTCTGTCAGTTAAGAACAGTTCTATTCTGGGATTTGATGCCACAGCAAGTGTGCAAAAGACACTACGCAAGCCCAAAGATCAACTCAAAGAGTTTAGTGCCAATGGCAAGCCTGCGGCCAAGAAATGGTTTAAAGGTGTTAAGAGCACAGAAATTAAACTCAACGGACGCATAAGTACTGATGTAATTTTGTTAAAGGTATACAAGTGAAAAAAATAATGGCCTATGGAGATAGTTTTGTTGCTCCGTATCTATTTGATCGTAGTCTAGGTTGGGTTCAACTTTTATCCGAAAAGTTAAATTTAGAAGTAGTCAACAAAGCAGTTCGTGCCAGTAGTGCAGAGTTTTGCATGAAAACGGTTTATAACGACATCGAGAATAATAACATCAACAATGGAGATATAATTATTTTATCATTGGCCAATCCAGGAAGGGTGCATTTTGAATTTCAAAATCAATTTCCGGAATCTGCAACATTTTATAGCTCAATGTTAATCGAATATCAGGATTTAAGTTTGCCTAGAAATATTTGGTTGAAAGAGAACAAAAATCATCTTGAATGGTATTTAACACAAATGGATCTAGATTTGATTAATATTAATCATTCTTGTTATGTACATGCAATAAAAAATTGTGCCGAAAACTTTCCTGATAGTGTGATAATATTGTTATCTGGATGGAAATTAGAAAAAGAAATTCCTTTGACTAATATCCCAAAGAACTTTTTATATTTAAAAACACCATTAATGGATATCTCCGGTTCAGAAATTAATGACTTTGTTTCTTATCTCCAATGGGTACGTAATAGTATAACAGATCCTAGAGTTAATCATTTTTCTAATCACAATCTTAAAGTGTTCGCTGATCTTATCTATGAATCAATCGAACAGTTGGATATAGGTATTGTATCTTTAGATAAGTTTGAGAAAAATATATTTCCTCAGTCATTGACATATGAAAATTATATGCATCATGTTAACCAAGGCAATTTAAATTACTTCGACGAAATTGCTGAAAATTTTAATAAAGTTAAAAGCTATCTTGATAAAAATAATCTCTAGAATACAATATACTCAAACTAAAATCTCCCGCTAAATATACATAACGGGAGATTTTTTATGAGTGTCAAAGACGATTTAGTTAAAGAAATAGAACTGCGCTTGGGCGGCGGTATGGTGGATGTAGAACTGGATTCTGCACACTACGATTTGGCTATTACAAAGTCTCTTCGTAAGTTCCGTCAGCGTAGCAGTAGAGCAGTTTCAGAAAAGTTTCTAAAATTAAACATACAACAAGAAGTACAAACATATCAGCTTCCATTAGAAGTGGTTAACATTCGTGATGTATTTCTACGTCATACAGGCGCCATGGGCATTAGCAGTACTGGTGTTGATTTTGAACCATTTAACACCATGTACTTGAGCAACATGTTATTGCAAAGTAACACCAACTTCTCAGGTTTATTAAACTACGAACTATATGCAGATCGTAGAGAACTACTGGCACGTATGTTTGGCGCTTACTGTACATTTACATTTAATCCCGGTGATCGCACATTGTTTATTCACCGTAAGTTTAGAGCAGACGATGAAATATATCTTTGGGCATTTGTACAAAAAGACGATGAAGATTTGTTAAATGATACATATGGCAGTCCGTGGATCAAAGATTATGCCATGGCACAGGCCAAATTTATCCTGGGCGAAGCTCGTAGTAAGTTCAGTACTATTGCAGGCCCACAAGGCGGTACAAGTTTAAATGGTGATAACTTAAAAGCAGAAGCACAGGCAGAAATTGAAAAATTAGAAGAAGACTTGAAACTATATGTAGACGGTTCAGATCCAATGGGATTTATTATAGGATAAAATTATGCGTATTAATGAAATAATGAACGAAACACAATTAAATGAATTGGACTTAAAAAAGTTAGCAGCCGCTGGAGCAATGAGTGCTGCCGCATTAGGTGCTCAAGGTAATCCATTGGTCGATCATCCCAGCGTGTTCGGACAACCAGGTCGTCCTGTTGCCAATTCTCCCATGCCTGCGATTTCTGATTCTGCTAGTAGAAACGAAGATGGAACGATTACCATTTCTTATAAAGGCAACGACTATCAAGCAATAATGTATAACAAAGACGAACTACAACCTAGACTTCCGCCCAATGCACAACTAATAATAATTCCCATGGCTCAATTGGGAATTAGAGGCCTGGGAAAATATATTGGTACAATAGTAGGCGATAAGATTTATATTCCAAAATGAACGAAGCAGATAAACTTAGAAAACTCGCAGGCATTGATAAGAATGCCGAAAGTCCTATCTCCGGCGAGATAGGCACAGACAAAGGTGAATACATGCGTAAGCATAACATTCGTCCTGGCACTGATGAATGGTTCAAGTTATGGTTTGCTAGGCCAAAACTAACTGGCGAAAATCCCACTCCTAAAAAATAAAAATATCATTGACAAATAGACGTTAATGCTATATACTATTAGCATGAATATATATTTAGACATGGATGATGTTGTAGCAGATTGGATGAAAACTGCTCGAGAAATGGTCCAACGTAACTGGGATTACGGACAGAGAATTCCAGACAGTGACTGGAAAAAACTACAGACACGCCAACGATTCTATCGAGATTTGCCTAAAAAACAGGGTGCAGATGAACTAGTACAATGGTGCCGAGACCACAGAGATCGAACTGGCTGTGGTCTATTCTTTCTAACAGCACTGCCACACGATTACACAATGCCCTATGCTGCCAATGATAAAGTATGGTGGGCGCACGAACGTTATCCCGACATTACTGTGTTTTTCGGACCATTTAGTCAAGACAAGTGGCGCCATTGTCGAGAGGGCGATGTCTTAATCGACGACAGAACAAGTAACTGTGAAGAATGGCGTAATGCCGGCGGGTTATCGCATATATACAAACAATGGCCCGAATGTAAAATTTGGTTAGAGGAGACATTAAAATGATTATCGGAGTATGTGGTTTTATTGGCAGTGGTAAAGATACTATTGCAGACTATCTAGTTAACATTCATGGTTTTCGTCGTGAAAGTTTTGCCAACACATTAAAAGATGCTGTATCCGCAGTATTTGGCTGGGATCGAATCTTACTTGAAGGACGTACTAAAGAAGCACGTGAATGGCGAGAACAAGTCGATCCTTGGTGGAGTGAACGTCTAAATATGCCTAATCTAACTCCTCGCTTAGTACTTCAGCTATGGGGCACGGAAGTGTGCAGGCGAGGCTTTCATGATGATATTTGGATTGCCAGTGTAGAAAATAAATTACGTAGAACCAAAGATAACATCATTATCAGCGATTGTCGTTTCCCCAATGAAATTAAAAGTATTAAGCAAGCAGGTGGTGTCATTGTTTGTGTTAACCGCGGAGAGCTACCCAGCTGGCATATTATGGCCGCTAAGGCAAATGAAGGAGATTTATTTGCCGCTGAGAAACTCAAAGCATTAGGTGTTCATGCCAGTGAAACAGCTTGGGTGGGTACCAAGTTTGATTATGTGTTAGATAACAATTCCACATTAGATTCGTTGTTTAATCAAGTAGAACTAGTGGTGCAACCTGAGACTGAGAAAATGTGAATTCCGCTAAATAGCCTGGTTTCCTTGAAAAGTTATAAATAAGTATAACTCATAAGGAGAACAACATGGCTACATTAGTATCCCCAGGCGTTGCAGTTAGTGTTACAGACGAAAGCCAATACGGTTCAGCAGGACAAGGCACAGTACCATTAATTATATTAGCCACAGAATCAAACAAACCAAATGTAAGTGGTAAAGGTTATGCATCAGGCACACAGAGCATTAACTCTGCCAAGCCTTACTTATTAACTAGTCAGCGAGAACTAGTAGAATTATTTGGTCAACCAAAGTTTAAAACAGTAGACGGTACTCCAATTCACGGAGCAGAAACAAATGAATATGGCTTGATGGCAGCTTACAGCTATCTAGGACTTGCTAACCGTGCTTATGTTTTAAGAGCCGACATAGACTTATCACAATTAGAACCAAGCGATACAGAGCCAACAGGCGAACCCGACAACGGTACATACTGGTTTGACTTGAGTAATACAACTTGGGGTATTTTTGAAGCAACAGCAATAGGCAAAAATAACTGGGTTCCAAAAACACCATTGATTGTTACAGATCTTGAAGATACTTTAAATGGTGCAGGTCTAGTTCCTGATGTCAGCATTGGCAATAACGGCCAATATGCAATAATTGCAACATCAGCCGTTGTTAATTATCAAGCATATAAAAAGATTGCCGGCGCATGGCAAATTTGTACAACAGCAAACACTGCAATACCTACAGTATTTGTAGCCGAACACTATAATATTCCAACTGCCACCGCAATTGGCGATATTTGGTTTAAAATAACAAGTCCGAATGCTGGTTTAAAACTTTCAGTTAAAAAATACAATTCCGCATTACAGCCTAGTTCCAGTCCTTGGACAGTACAAAGCGTACCAGTTTATACAGACGTGTCTGGCAGTGACGCAGTGGCCACTGCAGGTTTTGGCTCATCATTGACTACTGGCAAAATTTATGCAAAAACTGTATTAGGAACTGCTAATATAGAACTACGTTTATATACCAGCGGTAATTGGTATTCATTGAGTGAAATCGCCAGTGTGTCTGCTCCATCAGGCGAAGCCGCTGATAACACATTATGGTATAACACAAATCTAATAGCAGACTTGTATATTAAAACAAATGGAAAGTGGGAACCAATAAGCGGAGATGTTATCATCGACGCCAGTGCTCCTGGCGCTCCAAATACCAACGATGTTTGGATTGACAGCAGCGACATTGAAAACTATCCAGCAATTTATGTATGGGATGGTTCTACATGGGCATCACGTGATATCACAGATCAAACAACACCTGATGGCATATTGTTTGCTGATTTAACAATAACACCAAGTGATTCAGGAAATGGCGGCGGTGCAATTTTAGCTG